TAGGAGGACGCGGTGGCCCTTTTGACGTGTTATATTTGCCATAAACAATTCCGGCACGACGGCCCCGGCGGGAGGCCGAGGACTTGCCCCGGGGAGTGTCGGGCAGAACACCAGCGGAGGCTCCGCCGAGAGGCGTACCACCGCATGGCCGAGCGTAAGCGCAAGGCGGACCGCCGCCACTGCGCCCACTGTGGTGCGGAGTTCACCCGGGAAGAGGGGGGCTACCGTTACTGCAGCGAACGTTGCCTCAAAAAGGCCACGTCCCGGAGCAAAAATGCCAAGCGCCGGGAGGTGTCCAGGTTCGTGGATAACAGCAGCCTGGTAGACGTGGCGGAACTAATCCAGCGGGACGGCCCGGTTTGCTGTCACTGCGGGACCGAGTTTTCCGAGGACAGCCCCCAGGAGGTGGACCACATCATCCCCCTAAGCCGGGGCGGCGTGGATGCCGGGTACAACTGTCAACTGCTGTGCAGCCAGTGCAACAACGCCAAGGGGTCCAGTATCCCCCTGGTAGACCTGCGGAAGGCCCGAGCACTGTGGCCGGAGCGGCCAAACATTACGGAGCGCGACCCCCGCCGCCATGTCCTGGCCCGCAGAAAGCGCCCAGCCAGCGGTTACCGTGGGGTATCCCAGCACAATGGCAAGTGGCGGGCAAAGCTACAATTCAAGGGCCGGACGTTCCGGAAGGCCGGTTTTGAAACCCCCGAGGACGCCGCCCGCCACTACAATTTGCTGTGTGAACTTTTGGGCCTCGGGCCCGAGTACCAAAACGAGGTTGACTGAAATGCCTACTCCGAAAAAGCCCGCCAGCGTCCACCGGCTTAACGGTACGTACCGAGAGGACCGGCACGGCGGAACCGTAGACCTGCCACCTGAATTACCGGAGCGCCCGTTCTGGCTGTCCGCCAGCGCCATCATCGTGTGGCAGGAGCTGATACCCGAGCTGGAGGCGGCGGGATACCTGGCCCGGCTGGACGGCATGGCCCTGGCTACCTACTGCGAGCTGGCGGCGGAGTTTATCGCTGACCCGCCCGCGTTCCCGCCACAGAAATTGACCCAGATGCGCGGCCTTATGTCCGAGCTGGGGCTCACCCCGTCCGGGCGGGCCAAGCTGCCGGCTCCGAAAAAGCCCGCCAAGAAAAGCCGGTTCGAGGGCATGTAATGGCCAGCAGTTCCACCCCGCACGTAGACACGGCAGAGCGGTACGCCCGCCAGGTGGTGGCCGGGAAAATACCCGCGTGCCTGCAGATCCGCCAGGCTTGCCAGCGCCAGCTGGACGACCTGAAAAAGGCCAGGACGGACCCCGAGTATCCGTTCATTTTCAGCACCAAAGCTGCCGAGAAAGTATGCCGGTTTATCGAATCCCTGCCCCACACAAAGGGCAAGTGGGCCAGCCGCCGGCAGCTACTAACGCTTGAACCCTGGCAGTGCTTCCTCGTCGTGTGCGCGTTCGGCTGGCTGTGGAAGTCTACCGGGAAGCGCCGCTTCCGCCGGGTGGAGCTTTTCGTCCCGCGTAAAAACGGCAAGTCCGCCCTGGCTGCCGCGATAGGGCTATACCTGACCCTGGCGGATGGGGAGTTCGGGGCGGAGGTCTACAGCGGCGCCACGTCCGAGAAACAGGCCCAGGAGGTATTTACCCCGGCCTACTACATGGCCCGCCGGACCCCGGAGCTGCTGGAGTACTTCGGGGCTGAGGTGAGCGGGACGCATAAGAACCCGACCGCGATTTACAAGGTTTCCGACGGCTCCAAGTTCCAGCCCATCATTGCCAAGCCCGGGGACGGCTCCAGCCCCCACGGCGCGATTATTGACGAGTATCACGAACACGATTCAGACGCCATGCTGGACACTATGGAGACCGGCATGGGGGCCCGGGAGCAACCCATGCTAATCGTGATAACCACGGCAGGGTCCAACCTGGGCGGCCCGTGCTACCTGCTGCAGCGGGACGCCGAGCGGATGCTGGCCGGGCAGACCCAGGACGACTATACCTTTGCCCTGATCTACACCATAGACAAGGACGACGACTGGGCCACCATGGACGCCCTCCGGAAAGCGAACCCCAATTTTGGGGTTTCCGTTGGTGAGGAGTATTTCCAGCAGCGGCTGGCGGACGCGAAAGCTAGCGCCCGTAAGCAGGCCATCTTCCGAACCAAGCACCTAAACCAGTGGGTCGGGGCCCGGGCGGCTTACTTCAACGTCCAGAGCTGGCAGCAGCTTGCCATGGAGGGCCTGACCCTGGAGCAGTTCAAGGGGGCGGATATTTACATCGGCATGGACCTGGCTAGCAAAGTGGATATTGCCGCCCTGGAGATCCTGGTGGTACGCCCGGGGGAGCCGCTGCTAAGGTTCGGTAAGTATTACCTGCCGGAGGCCCGTATCCGGGAGGAGGAAAACGACCATTACCGGGGATGGAAAATTGAGGGCTGGATTACCGAGACCCCCGGGGAGATGATAGACTTTAATACGATTAAGGCGGACATTCTGCAGCTATGCAGGGACTTCCACGTCCGGGAATTGGCGTATGACCCGTATCAAGCTACAATGCTGGTTACAGAATTGATGGACGAACAGGTCCCAGTGGTGGAGATGCGGCCCACCGTGTTGAATTTTTCGGAGCCGATGAAGCACCTGGACGCGCTAATCCGGGCCGGAGGTATCCGCCACAACGGGGACCCGGTTTTTACTTGGATGCTCTCCAACGTCGTGGCCTCCGAGGACGCAAAGGAAAACGTGTACCCCCGCAAGGAGAAAGCCGAGGCGAAAATTGACGGCGTAGTGGCCAACATAATGGCGATGGGGCGCTACATGGTGAGCGACGACGAGGACTTTAACGACGTGATAACCGACAGCCTGCGGGTGAAATTATGAGCTACTGGGGCCGGACGACCGGGATTTTCGGGTTTTCAGGGCTGCAGCGCCGGACGGGCCTGCAGGTGGAAAGCCCCCTTTCATTTACGCGGCGGCCCACTACCGCCGTGAACTTTGACACCGCCATGAGCGTGTCCGCGTTCTGGGCCTGCGTAAAGCTGCTGGCAGAGGCGATCGGCTCCATGCCCCTGGAATGCTACGCCATAGGCAAGGATGGCCGGAGGGAGACGGTGGACCATTCACTATGGCGGCTCATGGCGTTCAACCCAAACCGCTACCAGACCAGACAGGAGTTTTTCGAAACCCTGGTCATGCAGCTGATTATTAACGGCAACTGCTATGCCGCTATCGAGCGCATTGGCGGCAAAGGGCGTATAACTTCACTGCTGCCCCTCATGTCGTCCCAGATGCAAGTGGTGCTACAGGATGACGGGGCCCCGCAATACCGCTACACGGACAGCAAGGGTAACATGCGAGTATTTGCTGCCGAGTCAATCTGGCATATCAAACAGTTTGGTAACGGCGTGGTGGGCCTGTCCACTATCGGCTACATGGCTAAAACCCTGGGTGTGGCCCTGGACTCCGACGACCGGGCGGCAACCTTGGCGGCAAGCGGCGGTAAAACCAACGGCGTGCTCATGGTAGATAAAATCCTCAACAAAGAGCAGCGGGCCGCTATCCGTGAGAATTTCCGGGAGCTGACCGAGGGCAACAGTGACGAGCTTTTTGTACTTGAAGCGGACATGAAGTACGAACGGACCAGCCTGTCCCCCCAGGATATGCAGCTACTCGAAACCCGCCGTTTCCAGATCGAGGACGTTTGCCGGTTCCTCGGCGTGCCGTCAGTCTTGGTGAACGACAGCAGCCAGACCACCACCTGGGGGTCCGGGATTTCCCAGCTGGTGCAGGGCTTCTACAAATTGAACCTTCGCCCCATGCTGTCCCGGTTCGAGGCCTCAATGGCCCGCCACCTGCTGGACCCCTCGGAGTGGCACTCTGTGGAGTTCCGTTTCAATTTTGACGAGCTGCTAAGGCCGGACCGTACCGCCCGCCTGGAGGCTAACTCCGCCGCGATCAATTCCGCCCAGCTGACCCCGGACGAGGCCCGGGCCACGGAGGGGCTGCCACCGCTGCCGGGAGGTGATAAACTATACCTTAACAGCACAATGGTCCCGGCGGGCCAAGTAGCCCGAAACCTCGGAGGAGGCCAAACCAGTGAAGCATAAAATTATTAAATTGGGTGCAGCAGGGGTTAAATTTGCGGACCCCGGCAACCCCCGGGTATTTGAAGGCTATGCCAGCGTTTTCGGTGGGGTGGATTCATACGGGGACACCATCATGCCTGGCGCGTATACGGAGACCCTGAAAGAGGAAAACCGGAACGGACGCGCCATTAAAATGCGTTGGAACCATTACGGCCCGGTCATCGGCAAGTGGCTGGAGATCAAAGAGGACGAAACCGGGCTATGGGTCCGTGGCGAGCTTACCCCCGGCCATAGCGTGGCGGACGATGTAGCGGCCAGCCTGGCCCACGGCGCCGTGGACGGCATGAGTATCGGCTACTGGGTAGAAAATGACGACGTTAAAGTAGTGGGCGGCGTTAACCAGCTGCACAAAATCCACCTGGTAGAGATCAGTGTGGTAGAGGAGCCGGCGGATACAGCGGCCCGGGTGGACGGTATAAAAAGCCTGCTGGCTGGTGTAGACTCCATCCGAGAATTAGAAAAGCTGCTGCGGGATGTATGCAGTCTTTCAAAAGCTGACGCGGTGGCACTGGTGGCCCGCGTTAAAGCCCTGTCCCGTGGGGACCACGCGGACCATATCGACACCAGCGAGTTAAAAAGCCTGCTGCAAAGACGCGGCAAAATTAATTAACGGGAACAGGGGTTTCTGTCATGAGTGAACTATTGGAACTTAAAGGCCTCCTGGCCGAGAGTGACAAGCAAGTCCAGGCGGCTTTTACCAAGTTTGAAGGCCAGATCCGTGAAAACGGCGAGGTTACAAACAAGGTACGCGACGAGATCAAAGCGCAATCCGAGCGCAATGACCAGATCGCCGCTGAAATCAAACGGCTGGAGGACGAAATCACCGCCCTCCACCAGACCGGCACCAAAGGGGAAACCCAGACCGCCGCGAAAACCATTGGCCAGCAGTTCGTGGAGTCCGAGCAGTTCAAAAGTTTCTGCCAGGGTTCCACCACTAAAGCCACGATGGAATTTAAAAACACCATCATCGGTGAAGGCGGCAGCCCCCAGCAGCCGACGGATACCATTGTCCCGCGCCAAGAGATGGCTGGCATCGTGGGCGGTGCGTTCCGGTCCCTGCGACTGCTGGACCTGCTCAACATGGGCACCGCCACCGGGAACACCGTGCACTATACCCGTGAGCTGACGTTCGTTAATGCTGCGGCTGAGACTGCCGAGGCGGCCCAAAAGCCGGAGACCACGCTTACCTTTGAGTCTGCGGACGTACCGGTCCGGACCATCCCGCACTTCCTCAAGCTGTCCAAACAGGTT